GGGACTGATCCATAGTAGCTCATCAGTGTGGCAGCTATTTCATGAATATAACAACTGGGCATACGCATCACAAAAGTTTCGCCGCCCAGGCTCACTGTGGCAGCTTTAAACAGCAGTTCAATGGCTTCTTCCAGCGTGAGAAAGAAACGTGTCATGCGCTGGTCAGTGATGGTCACTGGACCTCCTGCTTTGATTTGTTGAATAAAATAGGGGATAACACTGCCATTGGATCCCATGACATTGCCGCCTCTGACACAAACAAATTTGGTTGAGCCAAGATTGTTGGCCTGAATTATTAATTTTTCTCCCACAGCTTTGGTCATACCATAGGTGTTCACTGGTTCTACTGCTTTGTCAGTGCTGACATCAATGACTTTTTTAACTTGATTGGCCAGCGCAGCATTGATGATATTCACAGTGCCAGTGACATTGGTCTTGATGGCCTCTTGCGGATGATCTTCACAAATGGGCACATGTTTCAGTGCTGCCAAATGAAACACTGTGTCCACTGCTCGCATGGCCATCGAAACACTGTCAATGTCGCGCACATCACCAATTACAAACCGAAGTCTAGAGTCATTGAACTGACGTTGCATCAATACTTGCTGAAGTTCTCCGCGGCTAAAACACACAATTTCTTTGGGGTTATACTTGGCCAACAACTGTCTGACCAACGTCTGTCCCCAACTGCCAGTGGCACCACTGACAAAAATTCGTTGATTATCAAACATGATTTCCCATCAAAACATTGATTACTCTGGAACTGGTATTGCTCACAGCATAGCCTTCTGGCAAGTGCCAATCAGTGGGCATGACCAGTGCTGTGTCAAATGCCTGTAAAATTGCCGCAGTGTCTAGCCCTGTCACAATATTACTGCCGCACCAAACTGTTTCTGGTCGTTCTGTGCTGTGTCTTATAGTTAGTGTTGGTTTTTTGAACAGACACATTTCTTCTTGAACTGTGCCTGAATCAGTAATGGCCAACTTGGCTTGCTGCTCCAGTTTGACCCAATCATGAAATCCCTGAGGCTCCAGTACAGTGATCCTGCTGGTGTCAAATTCAATGTTGATCAAACGTTGCTTGGTCTTGGGGTGACAACTGAAAATCACTGGCAGAGTTTTTGAGATTTGTTCAAGAGCCTGTACAATATTGTTCAACCTTTGTGGATTGTCAACATTTTCAGATCGGTGGCAAGTGGCAACCACATAACTGTTTGGAACCAGATTGAATTTTTGTAAAATGTCACTGGCTTCAATTCTGTGTTGTTGCTGTGCAATGACTTCACCAATGGGATTGCCAATAACCACAATACGATCATTGGCCACACCTTCACGCAACAAATTTTGTCTACTGAGTTCGGTGTATGGTAAGTTTAGACTGCTGACTGAATCAATCAATCTGCGATTGACTTCTTCGGGCACAGACTTATCGTAGCATCTATTGCCAGCTTCCATGTGATACACTGGCACACCGTGGCGCTCACACACAATGGCTGCCAGCGCAGAATTGGTATCTCCCAATACCAACACAGCATCTGGCTTGACAGACATCAAACACTGTTCAACACCAACAAAAGTTTCTGCCAGCTGCTGCGCCAAAGTGCCTCTGCTGGTCAGTTGTTGGTCAGGCGGCCGCAGACCCAGCTGCTGAAAAAATATGTCATGTAAGTTTGGATCGTAATTCTGTCCTGTGTGTAAAACCCAATGCTCACACAACTGATCCAACTTGGGCATCACAGCACTGAGACGAATGATTTCGGGTCTGGTACCCAGAATAGTCAAAACTTTACGCCGCATAGTATCCTACCCAATAATCTTTCAAACTGGACAATTCTACTCGGGTCCAGTGTTCAAAATCTTCTGGCCGCCAAAGGCTGCGATGAACGTCCCATTGATTGCCATAGCTCCAAAGCCTGGGATCATTGACGTTTTCTGTGTTGTCAGTCCACAACGGCTCCATGGGAGTCAACAAAAATATTTTTTTGCGAACCAGTTGTTCACATTCACCCAGCAATCGCAAGCCAGATTCACGAGTCAAGTGCTCAATGAAATCTATCATCAAGATGTAGTCCACTGGCTCCGAAATGCTGTTCAACGGCACTGTTTCTAAGTCAGCTACAATGTCTGGCTCTACCCAGTCCCACGCATCCACAGTGACCACCGTGGAACCAGTTTGTTTCAACGGCGTGCTGTAAAGTTTGGGTCCACATCCTAGATCCAACACTGTTGATTGTGGATCAATCTGTTGTTCAATCCATGTCAGCAATTGATCATTGCGACTGGCTCTTCGACCTTGTTTGACTTTGACTTTCATTCTATAACTTTGGTATTTGGTGCTGTGACAATGGGATGCTCCAGCAGTTGTTGGTACAGCGCTCGATTGTCCACAGAAGGAGCAGGGTTGTCAGGATGCCCATAACTTTTGGGATGATATTGATGGATACTCCACGGATTGGCCACAAACTGTATGGATACTCCCAATGCTTTGACTCGAGCCACTAACTCAGCATCATCGTAATTGTGTCCTTGACTGTATGATTCATCAAATCCGTTTAGCTTGATCAAATTGTGCCTGGTTATGGCATTACAAAAATGAAATGCCGAAGGTCGTTCAGTTTGGTGATTGTACCATCGTGCTTTTTTGCTGTGACTGAACATAGTGATAGATCCTTTGGCATAAAGATCTGTCAAATCTTCTTTGGTACAGCCATAGGTATGAAAACTGAGATAGTTGCTGTCAGACAAATTGTTAGCAACGTAATTTAAAATATCACCCACATGACAACATTCAGGATTCTGTATCACAATGTGATTGCCTTGGCTGGCTCTGAAACCCACGTTGTATGGCACGCAGGGATTACAGTAGTTTTTTTTATCTACCAAGCCACGCATTTCTATCACAGTGATTTTCAATTGCGGCCACTGATGACAGAGATTGTCAAGTCTGTGTTCAGCACTGCTGAAATCATCTACAATCACAATTTCTGTGTTGGCACACTGCTCACTGGCAGCAATGGTTTTCAAAGTGTAATCCAACTGCCTACGCCTGTTGTAATAGGCCATAACCACGCTGATCATGATATTTTTATCTCGCATGTTGTGTATTTTCTGCGCTGGTTCACAGCGTTGACCACTGTGACACCTGACTCCAACGGCACTGTGTTTCTCAAATCCATGACAACTCTAGTGTGCTGATCAGAGTGTTTCAGTATCAATTCTCTATAAGTGCTGACAGGATAATGAAATCCACAGCTGACCCAACTGGTGATTAAGTCAAACTTAACATGGTCAGGCACATCAAAGTTGTTGGCATTGTACAAACGATAGTTTTTTGTGTTCAATTTGTCAAGCTCACCTTTGAGATGATCCAACGGGTAGTAGTACATAAATGTATCTGCCTGACTGTGGTATCTGGCTTGACTGCTGTGACTGGTCAGTGTCTGTGATTCACTGTCGCCATCAATTAACCAAAGAGTGCTGCCATATTTTTGATTGAACAATCTACTTTCCCAGGCCAGGCCGCAGCCTATGTCTAATATGGCCAATGGCGGTGTATCTAAATATTGATCAAGTATCTCAAAGTTTTCTCGTTTGTGTTGCTGATAGATATCAGTGAACCATTCTTGATCAATCCAGTCCTTGACATAAATCATAGATATCGACCAAGTTCTTTTTTAAATATTTCCAATTCTTTGCGTTTGCCTTTGGCTGACCATATGGCACTGTCTGGGCGCATGTGCCAGTCTACATAGCTGATTGGTAATAGTCCGCGATTGAATCCAGGTATGAGTCTGTCCAAACAGTGCTGGTCCAGGAACCAATAGATATTGTCTGCTTCAATTTCACGTTTGATAGCAGCGGCCAACTGCTGTATAAACATCAAACTGTTGGAACTTTGATTGAACAAGATGCTGCCAGCCAAGTGTCCACCTTTTTCTTTTTGATAGAGATGAAAATCTTTGCCATCGTCAAATTGCGTAACAAATGATTTTCGCACTATGCCGTCGATGTCTATTTCTAAAAAAGATGTTGGTGTGGTAACAAATTCAGCCAGACGAACAAATCGCATACAAGCATAGTAAGTTTTGCGAATCCAATTTGCCAAATCCGCACTGTCTGAAAATTGCTTGAGCCCTAACATCTTGTTTCTACGACCAGCATAAGGTTCAGGCAAAGAGGATTGACTCCAAAATTCTATAGCGGAATCAAATTGGTTAGGGGCAATAATTTCCCACGTGGCGCTGGAACGTGGATTTTTTTGTACAAACTTTATTTGAGATTGTGATGGATTGTAAAGATGAACATGAACTCCAAAGTCAGTGTTGCGCATCACACTGTTGATCAGTGCCTTCCCAAAACGGTCAAAATAAACAGAGTCAGCAGCTACATAGATAAAAAACTTATCTTGTTTGAATGTTCCTTGAATGGGTGGTAGTAACATAGTTAAATATTTAACCCATGCGATTGGCCTATTTTACAAAACAAGTTGCTCTCAATGGTCAGCCAGTGTTACAGGCATTTCTGACTGGGTGTCAAACACTTGGCATTGACACTGCGGAAAACAGTCTGGACTGTGATGCTGCTGTGATATGGAGCATGGTATGGTCTGGCCGAATGACCAACAATCGCACAATCTATGATCACTATGTCAATGCCAAAAAACCAGTTTTTGTATTAGAAGTTGGCATGCTACACAGAGATCGTACTTGGAAACTGGGCGTAAATGGTACCACAGGCACAGCTCAATGGGTAGAACCGTATGATAAAAAACGTCTACACAAATTGGCCTTGATTGCCCGGCCATGGCGCAAAACAGGCAACGAAATAGTTGTGGTAGGGCAACGCGGAGACAGTGGCCAATGGCAGCAAACTGATCCTGTGTTATGGTATCAATCTGTGTTTGATCAGCTGGCAAAACACACTGATCGGCCCATAGTATTTAGACCACATCCTAGATTTAGATATCCCACACTTGACTTCACAAAATTACAAATACCAAAAAAACTCGCTCAAACCTACGACAGTTTTGATTATGACAACGGAATCAGCAAGGCCTGGGCTGTGGTAAACTTCAACAGCGGACCTGGCAGTCAGGCCATTTTAAATGGTGTGCCAGCATTTGTAGATCAATCAAGCTTGGCGGCGCCAGTGGCTCAAATTGACCTGAAAAAAATTGAATCTAGACATCAGCCAGATCGCGACGCATGGCTAGAACAAATAGCTCATACTGAATGGACAGTCAGTGAGTTGGCTGCCGGCATCCCGCAAAAGAAATTATTAGACAGAGATATCTTCCATGCCAGCAGTACGTAGTTTTACAATGTGACCCATTTGCCACTGTTTGGTTTCTAGGCCTTTCATGATACCTAGCCAACGATTACGCAACAATGCTACTTCGTTGATTATGGTCTCAAAATCAATGACTTCATCTTCACCATCAACATATTTTTCAGCATCTCTGGATGTTAGAGCGCGAGCGTAAGATTCAAGATATTTTTGAAAGTGGCGGCGTCTGATTTTACGCAGTTGAATATTTAAGAATTGAAGTACAGCTTCAATTTCTTGAAGCTGATTGAATCTATGTTCTGTGACACCAGGCAGTTCTTTGATGTTTTTTTCTACCACGCCACCAATTTTACATTCTTTTTTGGCTTGCTCTAATTCATGTTCATAGTGTGATATAAAATCTGGTATTGCGCCCAGACTTGCTACAATTTTATTGTACCACATGATTGATCTCTAGCCATTGTAAAAAACTTTTTGGATAAATTTCTAAATCTAAGTCAGGACGTCTTTGTACATATTGAGTCAAAAATTCACCAATGTTGCGTCTATCGGTGTCACGGGCTGGTGATCGCATACTGGTTACTATCTCATCTTTGAATTTATCGGGCAAATCAACAAACTGTAGTTCAAGATTTTTTTTACTCTGTTCATCTAAAACATTTACTGCCATCATTCTTGGCTGATAAGCAAATGACACTCGATCAAAATGCTCGTGATATTTTTTGTAAAAATCTAAAAATCCAAACACAGTCAAATTGGTCAATGTGGACTGGAATACAAAGTTGACTCCAGATTGTTTTATATAATCTATTTTGGCAGCAAATTCTTGCCAGTTGATTCCGTATCTGTTGAACTCTAAGAATTTATCTGTATTTTCAGCACTGACAATCAATCTCAAATTTGGCAGCGACTTTATCCTATCTAGTATCTTTGTAAATCTATTCCATGATACTCCTAGGCCAGAGTAGATCTGTACAACTGTATCCAATGGCAATGATAACGATTCTATTACTTCTTCAAGAAAATTATCCAGAAACGGTTCGCCGCCAGTGATTACTAATTTCTTAAGAGTGGGCGCATAGTGCTTGATTTCGCTCAACAACAATTGATATTTGTTGTCTGATTTTAAATCGGCCTGCTTGAGTTTGACTAAAAATTTATCTTTGTCATTGCCAACAAATCTATTGTCTTGCCCTTGACTGAACTTATAATCACCATTTGTCAAAATATCTCTGCGCCAGGCATTGCTGTATTCTTTACAACAATAACTACACGTAAGATTACAATCACCCCCAATGGTCAAATCAATGATTTCAGGAGTTGTCACTGGAGAAATATGAGTACGAGTCTGACCGTCCTGAAAAATTCTAGGACTTATTGCTCCGCGATCTTCAGCTGCCCAGCAGTTTTGCTCACAACTGGCATTTCGTTCATTGATCAACATTTGTTGCCGCTCGGCAACATTTATTGAAGTGTTGAACAATGAACCAGGATTTGATTGAACAAATTTAAAATCAATGTCGTGCGGTGCCGCAGCATGACAATTGTAAGTAGTGTGTGATTCTAGATCAATTTTGAGAAATTTGAATTTAAGTGAACAATAATAACTTCTTTCTGGCCCATTCATTGCTCATCCCATTCGTCTTCGTTGTAATCTTCTTCAGGATCTTCGTCTTCAGCATAGTCGTTGTCGTTGTCTAAATAGGTTGTCAAGGCAGTTTTGATATCACGATCACCTTTGAACGCTTCTTTGATCTGTTCTACGTCACAGTCATTGTCCATCAGTAACTGTACCACTGTTTCAGCTGCCTCAGTACGATCAACAGTGTTGATATATCGTTTTAATTCGCCCCAGATATCACTTACCACTTGTTCCATCATTCTGCGTCCTCCTCAACTGTAGTTACCTCTTCCTTGCGTTTTCCAAATTCTGCCATCACAACATCCAGACAGCCGTTTTCATTTGACTCCCAGCCTTTGCGGAAGAATTTAATAATTTCGCCATCCAAAGTGATGTAAGCAAGACGGTTGCCGTCTTTCTTGAGAAAGCCTTTTTTCTCTGCCAAGTCTGTCAGTCCTGAATAAGGGTTCATGCCTGTTTCATAAGGGATCTTGACCTGTACGCCTTCAAAAGGCTTGGCATAGCGAGTTTTCATGACCTTACAGGCACTACGGATACCCATGACTTCTGAGATCTTGTTGCCGTCCTCGTCCTCTTTGAGTTTGAGTTTCTTCATAGCCACAACAATTGAGCTGGCGTAAATGAAACCTTGACCGCCGGAGATTTTATCATCAGGGTCAAACATATCCTGGCTAGCGTATGTGTGGTTGGTACAGACCAAGCCCACATTGTATGAACCAAACATGTTCACACAGTTACGCACCAAGGCAGTGAGAGCTTTGGGCTTACGGCCCAGATCACCCTTCATTTCGCCTGCATCAAACTGGTTCACATCAGTGGGCGTCAACAACATGCCCAATGAGTCAATCACAAACATGACCTTGGGACGCTCGCCTTCGGCTAGAGCCTTGTAGTCGCTCATGAATGTTGAAATGGTCTTGGCCACATCATCAATCATGGCCATGCTCAACTTCAGCAATTTGCTTTCACTGGTGTCTACACCCAAGGCCTTGAGCCAGTCTTCGTCCAGTGCGTTTTCTGAGTCAATCAGCACCACAAAGATGCCTTGCTCTTGTGCGTTTTTGATGATGTTGCCGGAACAGATATAGCTTTTGCCAGCACCTGATTCGCCAGCAAACACAGTGACCTTGCCCAAGGGAATGCCACGATTGAAGTCGCCTGAGATCAAGTAGTTCAAGGCATAGTTGCCTGTAGAGACCCAGTCAGTGGGATCGTTGAAACCGATGCTGAGGCCATCGATTGATTTGGTAATTTCCTTGCGGAATCTTGATACGTCGAAGGGTTTTCCCATATGTTACCTATAGAGATAGAAACGCAAGAGCCTGGGCTCTTGCGTGATCAGACAATTACTGCTTGTTTTGTCTAGCGCGAATCATGGCCAAAATGTCTTCGGCCTTTTGACTGTTGCCAGCGGGTTTGGCCACTGGAGCTGATGCCATTGGTGTGGGCTCATCCTCGTCGAAGCTGCTGGCTGCTGGCGCAGGTTTCACAACAGGTCGGGCTGCTGGCGCAGGAGTGTCTTCATCCACATCAGCTGCTGGACTGGCAGTGCCAGCAGGTGCTTGTGTGCCAGCTGGACGATAGTACTGACCCCAACGCTCCATGTCAAAGGGCTGACCATCCACTGATGCTTCAAACATCTCTTTGATCACACGCAGTTCAACTTCTGTGGGCTTCTTGGGCAAGAATGTGCCAAGATCATACAGGCCAAACTTTTCAATGGCGCCTTGCTCGTCCGCTGTCAGCGCAGACTCTTTGCGACTCCACTTGGAAGTGTTGT